GGGGGGATAATATGAACGCGAAAGAAGCAGCTAGGATATTAGCTAAAGAAAACGACAGCGTAGTCGTTGTGGGAATAACACGGGAAGCGTCAGGCGATTTAATCAGCGACGAATGTTTTTTAAATTTAGACGAATTTCATGCAGCCGTAGTGTGCGCGAATTTAGTAGGATACATTTTAAAAATTCAAAAGAGGAAAAACTCTATAGACCACATATTGAAAGGCGTCAAGCAGTTAGTTGATGTGGGTATTCCGTTAGATGAAAAAACAGAAAGGGGCTTATAGCTATGGCAAAGAAAAACGGCAGCTTAAAATTAAAAATTGCAGCTTGTAAAAAATGCAAAAGTCAGCCAAGACTAAAATTGGGACTATCCTTTTACTTTGAATGTAACTGCGGACAGTCTATATCAGGCGCATATGGTGACGGAATTCTTGAAACGACTAGAAAATGGAACGAAGCCCAACGCGAGGATAAAAATGTTTGAAAACCAAACCTTAAATAAAAATCGTGTGCTACCGTCTGCTATGATATTAGACAGATTGAGCATAGAATGTATTGCTAAAGCTGCAACGAAAGAAAAAATCATAGAAAGCTGCTGCATTTCTAGCACTAAATTAGTTGAACAGTTAGTAAAAAGCGAGCCGCAATACAGTAAGATTGTAGAAAAAATGGCAGATGTATATATATCATTATCGCAGCTATTGATAGCTTTACCGATACGGGACGACGATTTAAACTCTGCCATAAAACGTAAAATCACAAGAAAATTGAAACATAATCCGACATTAATTAAATGAGGAATAAAAAAACAATAAAAGAGTTCAGAGCTTTTTACATAATGGCTTCTTCTGTTTATGCTAAATCGTCAAGGAAACGCAAGTGGGGAGTAATCGTGCAATGCAACAAAAAACATGGTAGACCAAGTTCCGAACATCCATGGGAAGTTATTATACCTAGAATAACAGTAATACCGGGTTGGATAAGCTGGTAATTTAAAGGAGTGTGCGTTGGGGTAGGTATGGAGATTTTAGTATGGAAAGTCTTGATGTAGAGAGGAGTAAAGGTAATGGCCCGTAGTTTTAACGAAAAAATGGAAAAGAAACGACAAGCAGAATATAATCGCTGGAAAGCAGAATGTAATCCGGTATGGCATCGCAGAAATCACTGGTTGCCTAAGTACGAAGAAGAGGGCACATGGGAGGATAGCAGGGCGTATAACGTGGAGTTAGGCTGTGACCTTAAAGGTTATGTGGAAACAGTAAGAACATATAATGCCGCAGGAGAGCTTATACGAACAGAAGAAGTTACATTTGATAATTCAAGAGAGTTGGCACGTAATAGTCATGGTAATTGCGAGAATAATACCGGTAAACGCAGAATGCGAAGTGTTTGGAATATGGCTACAACTGCGAGCGGTGGTGTTACGCATTACGCTAAGTTCCCAAATGAATTAGCTGAGCGGTGTATATTATGTGGTACTGCTGAAGGTGACGTTGTACTTGATCCGTTTGTCGGCAGCGGTACAAGCTGCAGAGTTGCAAATAGATACGGCAGGCAGTATATAGGAGATTGATATGAAACTAATGAGCTTATTTGATGGCAGTGGAGGATTTCCTTTAGCAGCAAGCTTGTGCGGGATAGAGCCTGTTTATGCGGCAGAGGTTGAGCCATACCCGATAGCTGTTACTAAAAATCGTTTCCCAAAAATGAAACATTTGGGAGATGTTAGCAAAGTTAAGGGCGGAGAAATAGAGCCTGTAGATATAATCACATTCGGCAGTCCTTGCCAAGATATGTCGATAGCGGGAAAAAGAGCAGGGTTGAAACACGCTGATATGGGCGATGATGAAACAACAAGAAGCGGTTTATTCTTAGAAGCAATCAGAATTATCAAAGAAATGAGGGAAGCAACAAATGGAGTTTATCCAAGATACGCTATTTGGGAAAACGTTCCCGGAGCCTTTAGCAGTAACCGAGGAGAAGATTTTAGAACCGTCCTTGAAGAATTTATTAGAGTCAAAGAAAAGGACGCCGTTATGCCTGACGTTCCGAAAGCAGGCTGGCCTTACGCAGACTGTTACAGCGGCAACGGATGGAGCCTTGCGTACAGAGTTTTTGATGCACAATACTGGGGAGTACCCCAGCGTCGCCGTCGAATCTACCTTGTCGCAGATTTTAGAGGACAACGTGCCGGAGAAATACTACTTAAGCCAGAAGGCTTGCGAAGGAATTCTGCGCAGAGCGGAACGCATGGGCAAGAAACTGCCAGATGTGCTAAAAACAGCGTTGGAACAGCAATCGGCAGAGTAGATAGGTATAATCAATCGTTTTTGCCGGGACTTGCACAAACTTTGCGGGCTTCTGGCGGCGGAGATTGTATACCGACAGTGTTAGCACCAGGAGCAAATGCTGGAGATAACAGGCTTGCAATAGTGCAACCGATTAGTGATGGTGGTTGTTCAACATTATTTGAAAATCACGGACGGGATGGTGCAAATATAACAAGTCCGCTCAACAAAACAAATCCACAAGCAGGAGATCCTTGCCACACTATTAGTACTGATAGCAGGAATTATATTGTCCACTGTCTGCAAGGAAATGGTATAGATCGAGCAGATACAGCAGGCTGTAACGGTAAAGGAGTGTGTGAGGATAAATGCTATACGCTAAATACGATAGACCGACACGCTGTATGTTTTCCGCAGCAAGCCTACAATAAATTTATACAAGAAGATATTGGAGCTACTCTTAAAGCAAGTGGCGGCACATATGGTGGCGGTAGTGAAAATCTTGTAGCCGAGCAATCTTTTAGTCCTATACGTTATATTGTACGAAGATTAACCCCTACAGAGTGTGCTAGACTTCAAGGCTTCCCAGATTGGTGGGGAGAAATTCCTAAAAAAGATAACCTCACAGATGACGAATATGTCTTTTGGCTAAACGTCAGAAATACTTACGCAAAAATCAACAATAAAACCACTAAAGAATACTCCAAAGAACAAATGCTCTCATGGTACAACAAATTACATAGCGATAGTTCTGAATATAAAATGTGGGGCAACGGTATAGCGTTACCAAACGCGCTATACGTTATGCAGGGGATAGCGGAAGTGGTGGGAGTACATCACTCAAAGTAAAATAAAAGCGTTGGTAGATCAGGTAGAAAAGGTGAAGAAATGGTAGCAAAAAAGCAATCCACAAAGACAGCACAGCTATACGCCTATTCTTTTGACAGGGAAACATGGCAGGGTGATTTTAACAGCCGTGAGGAAGCAATGCAGGCGGCTATGAACGACGAACACAACAAAGGATGTCTAGTAGTATATACAGGGATTGCAAAGCTGTACACGCCAGCCTTAAAATCAGAAACAGTATTGGATATCTTAAAGATTGAAGCTGACGAGATAGCAGGAATTGCTGCTGCTGATTGGTTAAAACTAGAAGATATATCAGAAGAAGCCTGTTCCGAACTAGAAAAAACATTAACAGCAGCCGTTATGAAGTGGCTTGAAAAACATAGCTTAAAGCCCGATTTTTATGAAAGCATAAGCAGCGTACAGGCGCACGGCATAGACGATTACTTTAAAAAGAAATAAGGGAACACCCCTTGTTTTTACTGTGATATAATATAGTAAAAACAAGGGGTGTATTTTATGTGGACAAATTTATATGAAAACCTTAAATATATAATTAACAGGTTTGCGAATATTGATGTATGGGCATATGCTATAGCTATATGGACGTTTGGATATAAGACATTCGGTGAAGGTTTTTGGGGCGTCGTGATATTAGCTTTTGGATTAGTGATTTATGATACATTTTTAAAAATCGTATATATCAGCAAAAAATATATACATGAAAATTTGACGCCGGATATACCTATTGAATTTATCTCACTCCGTAAAGCCATATATTACTGTTTTAAAACTAAAACATGGAATAAGACTTATTTAAATAGTGCTGCACTTTCAAGGGTTATAGAAAAGCTGTTGGTTTACAACGCAAGTTTAGTTATTGCGTTTTATGCAGGGCAAGTAGTACCAAATATTAAATTATTTTCAACAAACTTAATTTTGAATGACTTTTTGCCCGGCGTTATAACAGTTTGCATTTTAGTTGTGGAACTATCCAGTATAAATGAGAATCTGATAGAGTTAGGATATAGCAGTATTGCGAACGCCGTAAAAAGGGTTATTGACTATGTTGTTAATAAATTTTTGCCTACCACGAAATAACGTGCTAAAATGGTAAAAAGGAGTGATAAACATGGTGAAAGAAATCCAATTTCAACGCAGCAAACAACGTATTTTTGCTATGGACGAAAATTATAACGTCATTGGTGATTGGGAATGTCGTGACGATTTCGTTCCGGGCTACAACGAAGCAGGCGACCCTCGTGGAAGCTTACCGGACGGCGTTTATACAAACGTAAGCGCAGAAGTTACTAACGGCGCATATGGCGCAGCTTATGGCACATTCTATATCACTACCCACGACCCACGAGCAAGAGATATTCACGGCGGCGGCAGCGGATTGCCTAATCCGTTCGCAGGGCGTCAAGGCTGGGTACCGACTTACGGCTGTCTGCGTATGCAGAATATCGACGGCGAAGAATTAAGCAGAATGATTATCGCAGCAGGAAACAACGTTGTTTTAACCGTAGTACCATAAAAAACAATACTTAACATTTACGTCAAAAAGCAGGGCAAATACCCTGCTTTTTTATTTTGCAATTTTTCAAAAAAGACTTGACAACAGGACGAAGGGGGGCTATAATATAGACAAGAGGTAAGGAAAAAATAAAAAATAAAGGGGTTATGAAAAATGCAAAGAATGGTAGAATGCAAGTATTATTTATCAATCAATAACGTAATAGACAGAAGTACCTGTTACGAAACGACAACAGAAGCACGCAGAGCAGCTAAAAGCGTAAAAGACGGAAAAGTTATGATAGTTGTCGAGAAATTCACCCGTGATTTTTTTGAAGCATAAAAACAAATTGAAAAAACAAAAATAAAATCAGAGAGGATAGGCTGCTTATGATTTTTATGGTAAATGATAAAAGAATTGAAATTTATATCCACGAAATTGGGGAAAAAACTAAATTCCCTGTGTTCGTGACATTACCGCCAAGTATCATCAGAAAAGTAACATTCTTAAATAATGAAGAATGCACGACATCAGAATCAAATTTAAAAACAATTCTTATTGTAGCTCAAAAAACATTGAATTTATGGAACGAAAAAGCTGAACAAGAAAGCGAATATCCGAGGTATTTCAAAATTTGCAAAGTGGAGTTATAAAAATGTTTTTAGAAAATGGATTAAAAGGGATGGTAATAAGTCTTGTTACTGGTATAATTGGAATAGTAATCACGTATTTATTTTGGTGGATTTACCAAAAAATAAAAGGGGGTTAAATATGTGGAACTTAATAAAAGCAGTATTACTAGCCTTATTATTGCTGCCTGTGCCGGGCTTGTGCTGGGCGCAGGAGCAACCTATTACTATTACGCCCGGGCAGGCGGCGAAATGGACAAGCGACTTGCAGCGGCTACAGCAGGAATTAACGCAGCTAGAGAGCAGCAGCAACGAGAAATCGCAGAGTTACAGGGACTTGTTATCGCGTTACAATCAAATGTCGGAGATAGTAAGCAAGTTACAGAACAAATTAGAGATAGCCGAACAGAACTCGAAGAACTTAACAGAATCCTTGACAGGGAAAACGCAGCAGTTAACGAGCTTGATATCCGAGAAACAGCAGACAGAGAAGCTATTAGACGAAGCAAACAAATTGTTGACAGCCTACTCAGAGAGCTGCAAGAAAAAACTGGCAATCATTAAAAGGCAGCGAAATGCTGCATATGTAGTGGCGGCAGCCGCTTTAACATATAGCATTATAAAAAAATAAAAAAAGGAAGTGCCGAAATGTCAGACAAAATTAAACCGTTAAAAGAAAAAAATTCAACAGTTTCAGAAGAATCACTAAATTTAAAGCCCGAAAAAGAATTAAAGCCGTATTATGTAAAAATCACCGTTGAGCAGCAAAAGCAGTTTGAAACAACAAAAAACGCTATAGCTGAACACAAGCGATACACAGAAGCGACGGCAGACGCCGCCTGTGGTTTTGTATTAAAAAATGGGTTAGAAAAATTAACAGCCAGCCCGGAAGCGGCTAAACAAGCGGCTAATTTATTCAAAGACGCTTCACTTTTAATCAGCGAAAAAAATGTGTTAGAATGCCTTAACCAGCACATTATAGGCTTGCTTGAAAACAACAAATTGGATTTAGTTAAATTGGTTGAAAGCCTAGAAGATGAAGAATTAAAAACTCTTGCCGAGCTGGTTAATGCGCGCCTTAATAAAGGCACAGAAACATTAAAAGACGGAAAATAAAATGGGGGGGTTACTGGGCAGAGATAATCCTTTAAGCAATGCCTTTGAGCTGATTAATAAACGTATGGAAGAAGAAGCGGAAGCAGAAAAAACAAAGCAAGCTTTGACTTACTGGAATGTAACGAAGAATTGCTTAAATTGCACTAAAAATTTAAAGTGCAATCTACCACGTTCCGCAAGAAATGCGCGTTGTAAGTACTTCGAGCCGTCAGAGTATCACTTGGCAGAAATCCGTAAACACAACTATGAAGTAAGCTTGCGGCGTCGGAAAAAACTTAAATCGTAATACCAAAAAGCAGGGCAAATACCCTGCTTTTTTATTTTGCGATTTTTCAAAAAAGACTTGACAACAAAACGAGGGGGGGCTATAATATAGACAAGAGGTAAGGAAAAAATAAAAAAATAAAGGGAGCGATACTATGATTAAAGAAGATAGAATTATAACTAGAAAAAATTTAAAACAACTTTGCGTTGACTTTGATTTATACACTCTTGGAACTTCCGAGGAATACGAGGAAATGTTAAAAAGTGCAGTATTTGAAGGACATCTGACGACAGAAAAAATTATAGAGATAGCTAAAAACATTTTAGAACATAGCGAAACAGATATTGAATTAGGAAGTTTATGCGCAGAAATCAATAGAGCTGCATACACCTTTTTTATAGAAGAAGAAAATAGAAGAAAAGGAAATACCATGAATAAAAATTTAACGAACATTAAAACCGAGTATTTTTTAATTGTGAATGGCGTCAAGCAGCTTTTTTGTTTTGAAACTAAAGAAGAAGCGATAAACTACGCACGCCCACATTTGAATAATGAAACAAAAATTGAAGTTTTAACTGTGAAAACAGAAATTATAGTTGAAAAAACGCAGGAAACCATAGAATAACAACGAGGGATATAATGATAACTGCATTTTTAATAGGCACATTATTATTTTTGGCAGCCTTTATGATAAATATTTATATTATTCGCAGATTTTAAGGGAGTGATAAAGTGATTAAATTAAAAAAAGAAAAGAAAAAAGATTTTGTTTGCGACGGGTGTGGAAAAGGTTATATTGGGGCGAGCAGGAACAGCTTTATTATCCGCGTAGCCGGATACGAAACCTATAATATTCAGCTTTGCAATGCTTGTTTATTATCGTTAAAGAAAAAAATCAATAAAGAGGAGAATGAATAATGCAGAATATCAGCATTGAAGCAGCAAAGGCAAAAGGATTTATAAGCGGCTACCGTGTTGGACGAATTATTTTAGCTTGCTCAATTGAACGCTGGAAATATGGAAAGCTGCTAAAAGAACTGCGGGAAGATTGCATGAATATATTTAAATTCCATACAGGGCGACGCACACGGTATTACTATGACCCCTTCGAGGTGCTGGAAAAAATCAAGGGATATAAGCAGTATGGTAATAGGCATTTGAGCAAAGAAAAAATTGATGAATACTGCAATTCGGTAAAAGAAGCTAAAGAAAAGAGTTTAGAAAAATGATTGATTGCCTAAAATGTTACCGCCTGCGCCGCCATAATGATACTGTTTACTGTCCGTTTTTAGACCTAAAAGAATGCGTTAGAGGGGAACATTATATAAACATTGCAAGCCTGCCGTTTAAACCCAAACAGGAAGAAACTCCTCCCCTGCCGCCGAAAATGGTGAAAGCAATTCCACCGTTTAAACCACACCCAAACAGCCCGCACGATTGGGAAAAGTTTCATAATCAAATTTTTGAAATGAAAAATAACGGCGTCAGCTCATATAAGATTGCTGCCGCATTGGGACTTCCACAAACGTCAGTATTTAACTATATGAAACGATACGATCAGCCTTGAACGATTTTAAATAACCAGCGCAATACATTGCATCTAAAACAAATAAAAAACGCCCATATAGAGATTATGGCGACGGAAAGAGGTAGAAAATGGACAACAAACTAGATATAAACGTAACGGAAAAGAAAGTAAGTGATGAAAACATGCTAAAAACAGTAGAAGAAGCGTTAATGAAAAATGAACTCTGCTTATTTATGAGTGAAACGGGTACTTTTATGACTACAGGAACAACGGACGACGCAGAAGAAATTTTTTTGAAATTGCAAAGTGTTTTGCTTGCAGGCTTTTTGAGCATGGAAAAAGCAACAGATTATGATATTGAACAAATTTTATTACTACAACTAGAAGCAGTGAAAGAAATGAAAAAAGAGTTTTCAGGAGTTACCCCCCCGAAAGGAAGTATACTGCTTAAAGGGGAGAGTGTTTTAAATTGAAATCATTAAAGGATGTAAAGCCCGGCGATAAAATATTTGTTTTAAATTCAAACCGTGGATACTTGAAAGAGCCGCAGATAGAAATATTAACCGTCAATAAAGTTGGAATACTTTATATTTATACTGATTATGATAAATATAAAAAAACAAATGGAGAAGCTGTAGAATCATCTTTAGACGTCAAAGCTTTTGCAACGCTGGAAGAAGCGGAAACAGGTTTATTTATGATTAAAGCGCGCAAATATTACCGAAACAGTATAAAAGTAGACGACATTACTTATTCACAAATGAAAGCTATTTTTGATATTTTAGGAATCGACACGGAAGAAGTGATAAAATGATTGAATACGGGCGATTTTTTACTAAACTTTACCGCATTCGACGGGGATATTATCGGCGCAATATCACAATTCGCTTGTCGGTAGGCTATGAATACCGACTAAAGAACAAAGAAATATTTAAAGAGGTTTTTGTATCGTTGCGGGGGCGTAATATCGCCACTTTTAAATTTAGGGAGCAAATAAAATGAATGCTAGAGATATCATTAAGTTAGCTGCACAGCTTTATGTTTACGACGCATTAAAGAAAAAGATAACAATATTAACGAATATCCAAAAAGGTAAAGATATCAATGTAGATATTTTCTTACCAAAAGTTACGGATGTAACGGTAAGTGATTTTGCAAAACATCTACAAAAGGCTATAGAATCGCAACCAGAAGAAGAAAGAGCCGAGCACAGAAAATTTTTTGGAGAGCCTATAAGTTTTTGCAGGTGCGTAGCTAGAGGAAACCTTATGGCTAGTGTATTAGTCGAAGAATTCAATTCAGAGGTCAAAAAAATAAAAGAAAATTACGAGGTATAAAGAAAATGTTTGTTTCAGAAGTAGAGTTTATGCTACACAAAAAGCAATTAAACAGAATTATAAAAATACAAGAACTTAAATTAAAACTATTGGAAAAAGAAATAAAAATTAATAAAATAGATACAAGAATACAACTTACTGCCATGGCAGCAATATTAAAACCTTCCGAAATGAGTGATACTGATTTTGTTTTAAAAATAAATGAAAAAATGAGTGAGCTGTGGAGCGAGGAAGCTTTAATAAGACAAGATGCAAAAATAAATCAAGAGCTTTTAGAAATTCAAAAAAACATTAGATGAAATCGAAAAACAGGGAGATATGTAAAATGGCAGGAATCGAAAAATACTACGAGATAACAGAAGTTTATGCGTGGCAATGGGAAGGAAACACTAATATAACAATAGAGGATATACCGGAAGAAATAAGAAACGAAGTCACTATGCTAAAGGTTGAACGTAGCATAAAAACATCTTTTACCGAAGAATCAAACCAACTGTTTTTCAACTATAAAGGCTATCAATACAATTTATTCCCCGGCGACTTCTTAATTTTTGAATACAACGAATTTATAGACGGCTTTCAATTCATATGTGTAGAAAGGAAAAAAGATAGCTTAAAAAAATACAGAAAATGTAACAGTATTCTGTTTTTGCCTACGTCAAAAGTTTTAGATCCTTTAAATCCTAAAGACGCAATAGAAGCAAACGCAATAATTTTTTTCAATGAATCTTGTCAGGCGTTAGGAATTTTAGTAGATTTAAATAAAAAGCGTTTAGCGACCTGCAAAAAATGCGGAAAAACGAATAAAGAATGTTTTCCGACGACAATAGAAGAATATGATATGTACATAGAAATGCTTTGCGAAAATTGCCTGACAGAAATATTAGACAAGAAAATAACTGCCATTAAACCTAAAAAAATAGAATAACAGAAAGGAAACATAATGAATCCGATACCCAAAACGAAAATCATACGACTTAAAGGGCAGAAGTTAGCAAAGCTAAATGAAAGGATACACCAGCGCGACCAGCATAAATGTATTTACTGCGGTGATCGGGTAGACCCCGGCGAAAAGTTTCATCACGAACACAACGGGATAAAAAGCGACCAAATAGAATACGGCGTATTGCTATGCATGGACTGCCACACAGAACGTCACCACGGTAAAAAGTGCAATGATGTAAAAGAATACTGCCGGAAGTATTTAATAAATCTATATGGCGAATCAATTTACAGTAAATAAAAAAGCAGAGGTTTTAACCTCTGCTTTTTGTATGTAATTTAATAAAAGATGGTAGGACTGTTATTTCTTCGTTGACTTCTGTAAGCCGCAGAACAGCAAACGGTGCGCCGTTGGTATACCGCTTATGAATATGTACCGAAACAATGCGGCTATCTGTATCAAATGCCAAGCCCTCGGCTGCGTCTGTGATATTTTTAAAAAGGTTATCGCAGTCCGGCTTGACTTTTGGAAATTCTGCGCCGACATCAACAGCGGCTTTAAACTTCTTACTTTTTGACGCAGGGACAGGTAAAAAAATATATACTTCACAAAATAAGGCGACATTTTTAAAAAAGATACCTGACTTTTGAACAGCTTGTTTAATACAGTATTCGCATTGCTGGCGATAGTAAATGGAAGCGTTTTTATAGTAGGCGATAGCATGGGGCAACGGAACGCCATTTTTGCCCCGTGTGGCGATTTTGGGTCGGCTTTGAGGAATTGCTTCACCGTCGATAAAAACGGTTAACTGCCGGGCGTCAGGCGCGATATTCAGGGTATATAATGCGTTATCAATATTCATTGTTTAAACCTCTTTACTTTCCAAAAAAGCCTTGCTGGTAGGGTTTATTTCGCATTCTGTCAGCAAAAGCTGTTCCATGCTCACACCGAATAACTGCGCCAGCTTATACACATTGAGCGCATTCGTTTTTAAGATTGAACGGTCAGGAGATGAACTGAAAGCATTAAGCGTTTTAAGTGGGATACCTGTTATCTCTGCAACGAAGCGACGGGACATTTTAAAAATGTTGCGGTAATATTCTACTGCGCTTTTAGCGTGTGCTATCGAATCATTTTCGATAAGCAGCGTTTTTTGAGTAATTAAAACTCTATCCATAAAGTTATCGTCGGTAAGCTCAATCCTGCGCCCTTCAACTACAAGAATAATATTATATTCGTTGTCGTCAAGAATATTTACTGTAGTCTTATAAGACCAAAAGCCTATTTTTTGAGTTATGAAATTCAAGATACAATCAATAGGCACAAACAACGTATATTCGATTTCATCCACAAAATTAATAGCCTGCCGCCTATCAGGAAAGTTATAGACTTGATATCTTGGTGAGCCTGTTTCGCAGCTACTTATGATTACAGTTTTTCCGACGCCATAATCAATTAAATGCGCGATATCGGGCAGATATTCGGGATTATTGTATCCGTAAATAACGTGAGATATAGAAGGATACCCAATGACGACACGCTTACACTCGTATTTGTCGAAAAAGTCAATAATGTTACTACAGGGAAGGTTAAAAACCTCAATCAATTCGGCTTCTGTATAGGATTTTTTTGACATACTAGCCCCCCTAATTGTTTTATACCATTGTACCACGTAAGCAAGATAAATTATAGTTTTTTTAAAGATTGTGCTATAATGAAAACAAAAACAAGGGGGGCGTAACATGGCTAGTCCAAAACGCAAACGTTCTGCCGTTGTTCGTATAGCTGGCGAAAAACGGGTAGCGAACGACCGTGAAAAAAAGTTTGCAAGAGAATATTTAAAATGCTTTAATTTTTATAAAGCCGCAAAAGCCGCAGGCTTTGCAGAAACAACAGCCCGGCGCACGGCATACATGATTTTTTCCCGCCCGTGGGTGCAGGAGTATGTAGAAGAACTTCGAGCAAAATACGAATTAGACGACATTGCAGAAGTAAAGGAAGTAATACGCAGCTACACAGACCAAATGCGGGGCAAGGTCAAAGAAACAATAGAATATAAAAAGTACGTTCTTAAAAAGAATCAGGAAACGGGGCAAATGGAAAAGATATATACCGACGGTTACATCATGGAAAACACGCTTATAAAAGCGGGTAGCGAAAATATGGGTAAATACCATAAGTTATTTGGAGAAAACTCTCTAGCTATAGCTTTAGCCCCGACAATCGTCGCTGATGTACCAGCCGAGCAGCCAGCAGAAGAAAGTGAATTGCCGACCTACGACGACGCGCTAAAAGCAGCGCAGAACTTTGAAGATTTAGCGAAAAAGATAAATGACCCCGCCAAAGATTAATTTAACTGACTGTATCGGCAAGGCTTTCTATAAAGTTTATCATCAGGTAATGAATCACGAATTTACGCATTATTGGTTTAGCGGCGGGCGTGGTTCGCTAAAGTCGTCGGCTATAAGTATATTTATCATCATGCTTATGCTAATAGACCCGACTATAAATGTTATCGTTTTCCGCAAAGTTGGATTAACGATAAAAACAACAGTTTACGAACAAATAGCATGGGCTATAGAAAAGCTGGGGCTAAATGATTTTTTCATAGCTAGAGTGTCGCCGCCGTCGTTTATATATAAAAAAACCGGGCAGAAAATATTGTTTTGGGGACTGGACGACCCGACGAAACGCAAGTCCGTAAAAGTAAAAAAAGGTTACTATGCTATAACATGGTTTGAAGAATTAGAAGAATTTTCGGGAATCGAAGAAATAGAAAAGGTATTGCAATCAGTGCTGCGTGGTGGCGAGCGTTTTTGGTGCTTTTATTCATATAACCCGCCTGCGTCTATGCAAAGCTGGGTGAACAACGAAGCCTTGAAATCTCGTCCCGATAAGCTGTTACACAAAAGCAACTATCTGCAAGCCCCGCCCGAATGGGTAGGGAAACAATTCCTCTATGAAGCGTCAGTTATGGCAGTATATCAGCCCCGCAGGTTTAGACATGAGTATTTAGGTGAAGTCACAGGAACAGGCGGAGAGATATTCACTAACTTAAAACTGCGACCAATCACGAACGAAGAAATATCGCATTTCGATAATATTAAGCGTGGGCTTGATTTAGGTGTATCAATAGACCCTATGGCGTACATGACTATGCACCTAGATACGGCAGCACGCAAGCTATATATTTTCAATGAATACTATGCCCGTGGCTGCCCTAGCTGGACGTTAGCAGAACACATCAAAAAAGAAAATCCACGCAACAGGCTTATAGTAAGCGACATCCAGCATGAAACATTAATGAGCCTAAAAAGCTATGGGATTAATGTTATTCCGGCTAAAAAGGGGCAAGGCTCGAGAGAATGGGGCTATAAATACTTAACAGATGATTTATTAGAAATCGTTATAGACCCTATGCGCTGCCCGAATGCAGCACGAGAATTCGCCCAATACGAGCTAAAAAAGGATAGAAACGGTAACTATATCGCAAACTACCCTGACGGCAACGACCATACTATAGACGCCGTTAGATACGCATTAGAAAACAGTCACCCGCCAATGAAAGTAAAACGTAGATAAATAGGGGGAAAAGAAATGAACAACAGCAAAAACGCGCAGAAACGTATTAGACAGAAAGCACTGACTACCGCCCGAAAAAATAGCGGCAACGAAAATCAGGCTTTCAACAACAAAGAACGAATCAGAAAAGACCCGAGATTGAAAGCATTAAACCTTATTAACCCGGTAGAAGGTACGCCAAGAGTGCCGACCCTTGCCGACATCAAAACAATGTACGGTGCGCCAGCTACGCTAGCAGAGGTAGACGCAGATACCAAAAAAGCAAATGACGCTGCTATAGGTCAATGTCATTCATTGCTACATCATGCTATCTCTATAATGGGCATGAGTGCATACCCGCAATTTTTAGGCTACGGTTATTTAACAGGGCTTGCGCAAAACGGGCTTATTCGGGCAGGCTGTGAGATGATTGCTGATGAAATGGTAGAAAAGGGTATAACGCTAACAACAAAGGGCAACAATGACCCTGATACCGATAAACAGGCAAAGCTGGACAGACTTAACGAATTAATAACCAAGATAAACCTGCTGCCGACACTACGCAAAGCGGTAAGTATCAGTAAGTATTATGGCGGCAGTTTAGTATACATGGACTTCGACGGAATCGACACCGCCAGTGAAAACCTGCTAAATCCATTAATTTTAACGAAGAACGAATTACGAGGTAAAAAACTGCGGCGTTTGAAAGTTATAGAGCCGTATAACCTTTCCCCCGGTCAATACAACGCAGCAGACCCGCTGCAAGAATATTACTTCAAGCCACGATATTGGTTTGTAATGGGGAAAGCTGTAGACGCAAGCCGCTTCCTGCCGCCAGTGCAAGAAAACGAACTGCCGACGATATTACGACCTGCTTATAACTTTTTCGGTATCCCGCTTGCACAGATTGTACTAGACGCCGTGGCGCACTTTACAGAGTGCCGAGAAGCAGAAGTACGGTTATTAACTAAATTTAGTTTAACGGTGTTCAAAACGAATCTTAACGAGCAGCTTTTTTCTGGCGGTGACTGGTCACAAATCGATAACCGTGTAAATAACTTCGTACAGTATCGCAGTAATGATGGCGTCATGCTGATAGATAAAGAATCAGAAGATATTGATATTAAATCAACGTCGTTAGCTGGCGTAAAGGATATAGTAAGTCAGGCAATGGAGATTGTAGCGGCTTACTTCAATGAGCCTGTAACAAAAATGTGGGGCTTAACGCCGTCAGGATTTAATACAGGTGAAAGTGATTTAAATAACCACTACGACCACATAGCCAGCCAGCAAGAAAAGCAACTGCGTGACCAAATAGAATACGTCTTAAAGGTACTACAAGTGCAGGAATGGGGAGAGATAGACAACGAAATAACTTTTACCTTCAATCCATTATCAGAGGAAAAAGAAGAAAGCATAGCTACGGTAAACAAAATCAAAGCTGAAACGCAGCAGATTTATATATCTAATGGTGTCATCAGTCCTGACGAGGGCAGAGAGTGCCTGAAAGCTGACCCGAAAAGCGGTTTTAACAACCTCAATGAAGAAAGCGTACCCGAGGAAGAATTAAGCGAGGAAGAACGCGAACTGTTAGGATTAACTGAAAAGCGGGAAGTTTTGAGCCAAGATGAAAAGCCGCCAAAAGAAGTTGAATAAAAAAACGAAATAATTGATTAAAAATAAGTAAAATGGGAAAAAATGCGGGGTTATATCAAATAATCCCGCATAAACCTTACAAAAGGGGGCTAATGTATGGCGTCGAAAATCAGACGACGGCGGCGACAGGTAACTATACCTGGAATACCTGCCAGCGTCGGAATACAGAACGAATACGCCCGTTCGATACGCCGCTTAATAAAACAAATGGAAAAGGCAGCGTTAAAGTTTGTACTTGAAAAATACAAGCTGTTTAGAGCGTCGGAAATGGTAACGAATGACGCGCCCGTTGATTTCGACAATAGACGCTTACAGCAGCTTATTGACGCTATAAAAGCGCGTTTCGGCAGATATATAAGCGAATGGGAAGCCGAGGAACTGGACGCTATAGCCAGCAAGTTTATCGGTAAGATAGATAAACAGACTAAAGCGGGGCTTATGGCTAATCTAAAAAAAGCGGGCATTGTGATAGATTTTCACATTAGTGCGCTACATCAACCGCTATTTGAAGAAATGGTAGCGAGTAACGTAAATTTGATAAAGAGTATTGCCCCTAAATACTTTGATAAATTAACCAATGTTGTAATTGACAGCGCACTTAAAGGGCGGGATATGGCAAGCATATTTCAGCACATAAAAGACCTTAACAAGGTTACAGAACGGCGGGCAGAACTGATAGCCATAGACCAAACCAACAAGGCAACGCAGGCGTTAAACGTTATGCAGACGAAGGATATCGGTATAAAAAAAGGCATATGGATACATATACCCGGCGAGAAAAGCAGCCGTAAAACACACATTGCAATGAATGGAAAGACATTTGATTTAGACGAGGGGCTTTATGACGAAGATGTAGGCAGAAATGTTTTACCGGGAGAACTGCCATATTGCAGGTGTGATTTTCGACCCGATATCACCGAATTACTCGCTAACGAGCAATAATTAAGTTAACCTGTGATATAATCAAAATAACAAATAAAGACATTTGTATAAAAATAGTTAAAACGAAAGGGCTGACCATATGGAACGGGAAAACAATATTTTAGCGTTTGACGCCGCCATAACAGCGCGCAGAATAGACGAAAACGGATTTATGCACGTTGACGCCTGCCCAATCAGTAAGGCGACCGTAAACCCGTATTTAGGGCGTGAAATTCCGAACTGGCAGGATTTAGGCTTAAACCCCGAACGTGTCTACTATGGACTGCGTGACCCGGAAGAACTGGCTAAAGCTGCCCCAACATTTAACGGCTTGCCGCTAATGCAGGGACACCACGACTATACCGCCGACGCGCCGCCTAAAGAATATCAGGTTGGCAGCACAGGAACAGAGGCACGCTTTGAAGAACCGTATTTGTTGAATGCGTTATCTATCACCGATAAAAAGGCGATTAAATCCGTCGAGGACGGAAGCTGTAAGCAGATATCTTGCAGCTACCGTTATACACCCGATATGACCGCAGGGGAATATCAGGGCGCAAAATATGATTTTGTTATGAGAGATATTCGAGGAAATCACGTTGCCCTTGTGCCGCAAGGCAGGGCTGGCAGTGATGTAGTTGTATCCGACAGTTTACCTGTTGAGATAGAAAAAACAACGAAGGGAGAAAAAAAGCAAATGAAAAATCTTTCCAAAGATATTTTAAGCTTTAAACGCCGCAAAGCTGATTTACAGCGCGTTATCTTTGCAAAAGACGCTGATTTAGGTATCGAAGCAGCGGAAGTTGTATTGGCTAACTTGCAAAAGGCTGTAAATGTGGTTGAAGCGCAGGTAGAAGGCTACGACCCCCGAGAAATCGGCTTGGATGTAGACGCAGATATCTCAATCGACGACCTTGTAGACAAGTTCTTTACAGGGCTGGAAGCTGCACAAAAAGATACCATTAAGGCGAAACTGTTAGAATTAAAAGGCGGTGAAGGTATGGACGAAAAAATGACTTACGCCGAGGGCGTATCCAAAGGCGAGGAATTGGAAAAGAATCCAGCAGAACGCGCAAAACTCGATAAAGAACATGAGCGTAAAGGCATGGAAGAATATTTAGCAAAAAAAGCTAAAGACGAGGACAAGGAAGAAAAAGCCGAAGATGATGAACTCGAAGAACGCATGAAAGACCCTGCCTTTAAAGCGGGTTTTGAAATGGGTATCAAAGCAGGCGAGCGTTACGAAAAAGACAATCCGAAACGGATTGACCGCGACCACGAGCGCGAAGGTGAGGAAAAATACCTTGCTAAAGACGCACTTCCCGCATTGCTGGCTAATGCTAAAGCAGAAGCGGAAAAAAATGTTATGGAACGCGTGAAAAAACTTAACGCTGCCGCTAACGCTTGCGCTTTCGCACTCGGTAACGTCGACGCTATGGCGTATGACAGTGCAGAAGATATCTACGCAAGAGCCTTGCAAGCTAAAGGCATTGATACTTCTAAATATCCCAAAGAATCTTACAAAGCTATGGTTGACGTGTTGCAAAAACAACGTTTTGACGTAACCCACGCTAACGACGAAGCAATCAAGAAATTCAGCGTATCCAGTGAAAAAACTCCTGAATACATGAAAAATCTGAAAAACATCACTATTCGATAAGAAGGGAGCAAAGAAAAATGGCTAACGAATTTCAAGGACAAGTAAACATCCTGCCTGCTATTGGTGTACCCGGTCAACATATGAGTACCAATCCTTTAGTAAGCACTCAAAAAGGCTATTGCGCAGCCGACACCGTAACTATTGGCGGTTTCGTATGGGCGGCAACCGTAAAAGATAACGACGCTTTTGTAAAATCCACAGGCAAAGGTGCGCCGCTGGGCTTTGCAGTGCGTGAAATCACTAACCCGCTGGGTTATAACGAATCAGCTTCTAACACTGTTCCTAAAGGCTTTCCCGTATCCGTAGCAGTCAAAGGTGACTTTGCTGTTGTTACCAGGACGGCTGCCACCGTAGGACAAAGCGTTTTCGCAGTGCTTACAGACGGTACTATCAAAACTGGCACAGCAGGCAGCACTGTAGAAGATGCAATAGAAACTGATTATAAAGTAGTAAATATTAACGGCGGCGGTGCTGTAGGCGATATTATCGTCATCAGTAACTGGGCTTAATGAAAGGGGATAAAACAATGTTTGAAAATCAATTAGGCTTGCAAGAACAGCTTGATGTTATGAAACAATATGGTATCGTGTTCGATACTGGCGCGCCTATCCGTGGCATTTTGGCAAACGATAGCATTGACCAGTTAGCGAACGACGCTGCTATGGTTACAGCAGCAAACAGCGGTATTCCGGTTGAATTTACATCTTATATTGACCCTATGGTAATTCCTATCCTGACCGCTACCCGTGGCGCAAGGGAGATTTTCGGAGAAGCGAAAAAAGGTGATTGGACAACCTCTTACGCACGCTTCCAAACTTCCGAAATCACAGGCGAGGTTGAAGCTTATACAGATTATGGTCAAGGCGGTGCTTCTGATGTAAACCCGACTTTTCCGGTAAGAACTCAATATATCTATCAAACTAATATCCGTTATGGCGATAGAGAAGTCGACGTTGCAAGCCGCGCACGTTTGCAACTGGCAGCCGATAAACAACGTGCTGCTGCTACTGTAATCGACATTGCAAGCAATAAATTCGCATTGTATGGCGTGGCAGGCTTGGAGATTTACGGCTTGCTGAACGACCCGAATTTACCTGCTGCTGTTTCCCCGCTGCCAAATGCAGATAAAAAAACTCTGTGGGCTGAAAAATCCACCAAAGAAATTTACGAAGATGTACTGTATCTGTTTGGAAAAATGGCTGACCGTGGCGCAGGACACATTGACGCTAATACCGAACTTGTACTTGCTACCTCTCCCGCTACACAGGTACAACTTGGCAAAGCAACTGACTTCAATATCTCTGCACGTCAAATGTTGGAAACCTACTTCCCGAAAATCCGTTTCGTTGCATTGCCTGAACTGGCTACCGCAACTGGCGGCACTTCCATTCTCCTTGTCGCTCCGACAATCGAAGGACTGCCGACCGCTCAAATCGGATTTAGCGAAAAATTCCGTGCTATGCGCTTAATTCCGGAAAGCTCCAGTTTCCATCAAAAATTCGTCGGTTCTTCTTACGGCACTATCATTTATAGACCGTTTGCAATCGGCACAATGACAGGCGTTTAATTTACAGTAACTAATAAAAAAGGAGTGCTGCTACATGGCTAGACCAAAAAAAGTAAAAGAAGATGAAGTTGTAACAATCGTTGATGATAAGAATACAGAAGCATTACTGCCGCAGGAAGTCGAGCCGACAGGGGTAGAAGTGATTGAGGAAGAAAAGCCCGTTACTTATGACCCCAACGAAGGTGACGAAGTCAGCGAGGTAGAGGAAAAGGAAGTTGAAAAAGTTAACGCCAAACAACCTGTTCAAGCTTCCCCGACCAAACAAGTTGACACTGTTACGGTATGCTGCAATTCTTATCAAGACGTGATTTTTGCTGTAAGACTGCCAAACGGTAGTCTTGCCGAGGTTAAATTTAACGGCAACAACAAACATCTTGCGGGGCTTGAAATGGGCAAAAACCCAATCGGTGGCGCGTTCGGTATGACATTCGGCGTTCCTGCGGATATGTGGGAACTGATTAAAAAACAGCATAAATCAGACCCTAGAATCATTAACGGTTTAATTTTTGCGTCAACCGGAGATACCCGCTTTACAAAAAGCGCAATCCACGAACGAAAAGAACTGCGTAACGGGAACGAGCCACTTGACCCGAAAAAGGTTATTGCTTCAACGACCCCTTTTAAGTAAGGGGGCTTAAAAATGGCTGATAATAACAATATCGTTATATTCGACCCGGAAGAATTTAAAAAGCTGTATCCGCAGTTAGCGGGTGTAGATGATGTTGTTTTGGAAAACAACTTCAAAATAGCAACACTGGCTTTAAATAATTCCGTCAATTCAGCCGTGAAAGACCTTGACGAACGTAAAACGCTGCTTTACCTGCTCACTTGCCATATAAGCGAGCTACAGCAGCGCGGAGCGTTTGTTGTAGGCGTTTTGAGCGGCGCGACACAGGGCAAGGTATCAACAAGCTATACCCTACCAATGTCGCTTAACTGGTATAACCAAACACAATGCGGTATGCTTTTTTGGACGCTAACCGCAAAGTACAGAGCAGGCGGGCGTTATTATGCGTTTAAAAGTCAAGCTTGTTACAGGTAACGGAACAGGGACATCCGGCAACTGGAAAAAGAAGTTGCGAAACCTAGTAAGGCAAACGCCGGAAGCACAGGCGGGCTTTACAGCGGACGCAACTTATCCAAGCGGGATAAATGTTGCTTATGTTGCCTATATCCAAAACAAGGGCATTGGTGGCGTTCCTGAACGCCCCTTCATGCAAAGGACTATAGATGAACAACAAAACAAATGGAGCAAGCAACTTACTGCCCTGTTAAAAGGTAAGTCGGCGCAGAACGGCGCGCTTTTAAATGCCTACACTGCTGTATCAAAAGAAATGAAAGCGGACATACAGGATACTATAAAAAAATGGGAGTGGAACGACCCTCGACCGAATAGCCCTGCCACTATCCGCATGAAACAGCGCAAGGCACAAAGCGGTAAAAACGCCGTAGCAACTGACCCTTACCGGGCTTTGATTGATACGTCTACTATGATAAACGCGGTAACAAATAACGTAAAAGTTAAATAAAGAGGGTGTAACAGATGAACGGAATTAATTTGCACATGGTAGTTAGAAGTGCTATAACTACCATAAATCCTGACGAACAAGTTATCTTGTATCAGTCAGCAGGGCAAAAAAATATCAGCGGCATTGTTACACCGCTTTTTTTTAGCCCTGCAACTGTAAACGTGCAGTTTCAGCCAAACGAAGCGAATCGCTTACAGCACCTCGAAAACATCAACAGCACGGCGCATACAGAACAGATATTTCTTGCCAGCGACAACAATAGACCTATTGAGGGCATTGCACGAGTTCCGATTTTACGCACAGGCGATTATATCGAGCGCAAGCCCGGTGAATTTTGGAAAATCACAGCAATGTTTGAGGACTGGTCTAATGTCGGTTGGGCTAACTGCGAAGTAACATTGCAAGTGCCGCCATACCCTGACTTTACCAATCAGCCTGACGACGAAGGAAACGACCTTACAAGCGTCGGAAGAAAGGCGGTGAAGTAATTGGAGCATGGAGCGATTAACGTAGCCGTAGAAGCCTATTTGCGTGCTTATATGCAACCGCCGTTAACTGCTGAACAAATTTACCTCGGGCAGCAGAACAATTCGGCACTTCCAAAAACACGGGAACACGTAGTGTTTTTTCTTGCCGGTACCCGCCGAATCGGTACGAACGTCGGGGAACAGATTGTAACGGAAGCAGGAACGACGGAAACACGTTCTTACCGCGAATATGTCGTTAACGTCGATTTTTGTGACGCCGATTATCAAAGAGCATTGCAGCGTGCCGAATACTTTGAAACGCTGGGGCGCTCTGATGTTGCGGTTGACTTTTTCAAAAAGAACTACAATATTGCTTTATTGTACTGCGAAAATATGCAGTTTTTACCATATACTGATGACACAAATCAATATATCAACAGATACCGCTTACCGCTTCATTTAGCGTTTTGGACAGTATACGAATACCAGACAGAATACTTTGATAAAATCGCGATAACGCGGCTAGAAAATGTTGATGTACATCATAAACCGGAAAAAGGGGGTTTATAAAAAATGGCAATACCTATTTCAAAAATCGTTGAAATTAATCCGCGCGTAATTAAAGCGGGTAGCCAAGAGCTTGAAATCGCTGGCTTGTATTTAAGCGAAAACGAATTAACACCATTCCCAACGCTTAAAGCATATGCAAGCAAAGACGCTGTAGGCGAATACTACGGGCTTGATAGTATTGAATATCTTGCGGCTAGTCATTACTTCCAGTCTTATGATAACAGTGTTAAAAAGCCTAATATTCTTTATTTTGCAAAACGGGTATCTGAGGCAATCGCAGGTAAGCTGTTCGGCGCAGAAGCGTTATCACTGACCAGCCTTAAAAAAATCACTGCTGGCGGCTTTACTATCTCCGTAGACGGCAGCCCTATCACTGTTACCGGACTAGATTTTAGCGCAGCTACAACGCCTAGCGACGTAGCCGCAGCAATCGCTGCGAAAGTTACCGGAACGACCGTTGTTTATAATAGCAACAGTGAAAGCTTTACTATTACCAGCAAAACTACAGGCGCAGATAGCGCAGTATCGGTAGCGACAGACGGCTTGACTATTGAAGCCCTCGGCACTGATACCGCAACAGCGTTAGGCTTGACCGCCGCAAGCGGCGCGCTAGTATCCGACGGCAGCGACGCCTTGACGCCTGCGGCTAATATGCAATCTGTTGTAAATCAATCAACTAACTGGGTAAGCTTTACCACACTGAAAGAAGCTACAGATGTAGAAATTCAGCAGTTTGCAGAATGGAACAACAGTAACCCGATTGAATTCTTGTACGTTCCGTGGCAATCTTCTAATGCCCTGAAAACCAGCGGAGAGGGAACACTTGTAACCACGCTGAAAGAAGCGAACTACGAAGGATTTTGTATGAACTATGCGCCTGACGTATACACTGCTACGCTTGTCATGGCTACAGCAGCTTCTATTGACTGGAACAGGGCGAACAGTGTTGTAAGTTATGCGTTCCGTAAGCAAACAGGACTTGCGGCGTCTGTAATGGACGACGACAGCGCAACAGCGTTGCTGGCTAACAACGTTAACTTCTATGGACGTTACGCCGCCCGCAGCACTGATTTTTCGTTCTATTATGACGCAAAAATGTTTAGCGGCAACTACGGATTCGTTGATACGTATATCAACATGATATGGCTTAAAAATGTTATGCAAATCTCACTTGCAAACGGCTTGACGTCAATCGGTAGGACACCTTATAACGAGATTGGGTACACGCAAATTCGTGCATGGCTGAACGACCCAATTACTAGGGCGTTGAATAACGGCGTTATTGATACGGGTATCGAATTAAGTGAAAGCCAAAAAGCGCAGCTTTATGCGGAAGCAGGGGAAGATATCTCTACAGAGCTTTACACCAATGGCTATTATATCCAAGTGTTAGACCCCGGCGCAGCAGCAAGGGTTAACCGTGATAGCCCGATCATAAACGTTTGGTATACATATGGCGGCAGCGTTAACAGATTAGTCGTTCCGCTGACCGTAGTGTTATAAAAAAGGGGGTGTACTATAAATGGATATTACATCAGCAAATGCAAAATGTTTCTTAACGATTGAAGAACTGTTCCCTGCAGGTGTTCTGTTGCAAAACTACGCTACCGACCAAGCTGTAGACCAAGACGAGCGACAAATCAGTATCGTTCGTATGGGCGTTGACGGACATATGGCGGCAGGCTGGACACCGCAACCGCATATTATACACTTTACCTTTGAAGCAAATAGCCCGTCTTTAACTTATATCAGGGCGTTGGCTAAATACATGGAAACACAGAAAAAAATCGTTCGGCTAGGTTTAGCAATAAACATTCCGAGCATTTCAACTTCGTTCATGTTCTCGAATGGCGTATTAACTAACGCTAAAGACTTCCCAGCACTTAAACAGGTGCTTGACCCCGTTACAGCAGCGTTTGCTTTTGAAACGAGAAGCTAATATAATATAGTTAACTAATAGGCGATATTCATAGTATCGCCTATTCTTATAAAAGGAGTGAGCAAAAAATGGCTAGAAAAGAAATCATATTTACGCTACAAGATGCAGAAAGAACGCTAAAATTTAAGGCGCGACAAATGCCAGCCACAAAACTAGAGATGTTTATTATTAAACTTGCAGCCGTGGCACTTCATGGCGGTATTGCAAACTCGTTCAATGGACTGCCGGAAGGGAAAGGCATTTCCGATATTAACTGGCGTGATGTTAACATTGATGAAGTTTTTAAATCTTTAGGAAATGTTAACGTGGAAGAAGTCGCCGAGCTAGGCAACGAGCTGCTTAAATGCTGTTCGCTAATTACTTCCGACGGTGTAGAGCAAGAATTAATGCCGGAAACAATAGACGCAGTTATTGAGGAAGTAGGTAGCCTATGGACGTTGAAAAAGAAAGCCTTTGAGGTGAATTTTTCTAGTTTTCGAAAAGGCGGCAAGTTAAACGAAACGCCCGACTTGTCGCCGAGCAGCAGCGGTATTCATTTCTCGAAAAAACAGTAAATGTCACGCCCTCTGTTGCTAACGTAGTTGCTGCAAGACTTGCCACACTGCATGAACTTCAAACAATTTACAGTTATGATGACTTATTAGATATGTGCGAGATTTTGGCTAACAAAAATACTAATGATTTTTTATTAGCTGAATATATGAGAAAAAACACGAAAGGGGGTTAAAAAATGGCTACAGTTATTGACAGTTTTATGATAACTCTAGGGCTAGACCCCACGGATTTTAACAAAGGAATAGATGTAGTTAACAAAAAAACAGAAAGCTTTGCTTCCAAGTTAACGAAAAAAGGAACAGCAGCCGCCAACGCTTTCCTTTCGTTTGGTACAATTATAGCGCAAGTAAAAAGTTTAGCCGCAGGAGCTGACGCCGTCGGTAAAGTTGCAGACCGTATAGGCGCAAGTGCGCCGGATTTATACGCATGGGGCAACGCGGCAGAACTATCAGGCGGCAGCGTCAGGGGATTGTTTAACAGCGTCGAAGGACTTAATAAACAGTTAGCCCGTATCGCTGTTACAGGTAAAAGCCGTATACTGCCATTCTTCGAGCAACTGGGCGTTGCAGTAGTAGACGACAGCGGAAAAGTCCGCAATGTATTTGACGTTTTGCGAGATTTAGCCGGAGCTGTTGAAGGTATGAGCAAGCTTGAAAGTCAAGGTATCCTTTCATCTTTACAGCTTGACGAGGGTACGATAGGACTTCTGCAAGGCGGACGGCAAGCGTTAGATGACCTGATAAAACGTCAAAAGGATTTAGGTTATTTCACAAAAGAAGATACTGTTATAGCTGCAAAATTTAATGACAGCATTACGGAATTAAGCCGTTCTTTCAGATTCGTATTTCTACCGATTCTGCGCTTTGCAGCTCCCACGTTAACGCAATTCGCCCTAGCATTAACTGATGTATTTTCCTATATGCAAAAACACGGCGATATATTAACAGCGGCTTTATACGCTATTGTAGCCGTTGTAACGGGCTTATTGTTGCCGAGTCTGTGGAGTTTATTCACCGCCATATTAGCCAATCCTATAACGTGGGTTATAATGCTTATAGCGGCGTTTATTCTAGTCCTAGAAGATTTATGGGTATACGCCAACGGCGGCAAAAGTGCTTTTGAGGATATGTGGAAAGCATTGGGGACAGGTGACGAAGTTTTAGCAGCCCTACAATCCGCATGGGACTTTTTGAAACAAGCAGCTCAAATAGCATGGGAAGTTCTGAAAGTTATTCTATTATCATGCTTAATGGCATTTTATAAAATCATGGCGGCAATGGCGGCACTTGTTGCAGCAGGCGGCGCAGCATTCAAAGCCATTGCAGGTTTTATTGATGATTACCTGATATCCCCGCTTAAATCAGCGTGGGAATGGATAGGGAAGATTTTAGACAAAATTCCTTCATTGAGCAGCATAAAAGCTACCATTTCTGAACGGTGGGAACAAGCTAATACTCCGATACCGTCGTTGCAGGCTATTGCAGCAGGCGGCGGGGGTAGCAATACCAATCAAGAAATCAATGTAGGCAAAATTGATATCCACACCGCAGCAACGGACGCAAGCGGCATAGCTGCCGACATGGGTGGAGCAATCAGCGAGAAATCCGGGCTATTCTTTACGAATGCAAGCGGCATTAAATAAGGGGGCGTAAACATGGCTAAATTATGGAATTGGAGCGGTAAAGAATGGCAGAATTGGTTACTTGCCAACAGCGCAGGTACAGCACTAGCCACATTTACGACTTATCTAGGCAGCACTGTAAAAGCGGAAGCTAATATTACATACGATTACCTAGAACAAGGTAGCTTTGCTGCCTACAATAAAACTACTGCCCCTATGGATATCACAGTAACGCTTGCTAAAGACGGAACGCCGGGAGAAATTCAACAGGCTGTTGCAGTGTTAGAACGTCTGCGGACAACAACGGAATTAATATCATTTGTAACCCCGCTTAAAGAACACCAAAACATGACGCTAGACAAATATGACTACGCATTCAACGAGGGGCAGGCATTAACGACCCTTGTAGTAAACATTCATCTTGTCGAGATTCGGCAGCAGAAAAGCCAGTATACAAATGTTGATGTGCAGCCAATAACATCAGACGACGCCGCCAGCGCGTCAGACGCTTCAACCGTAGACAGGGGCAACACTAATCCTAGCGACGGGGACGATTCCGAAAACAGTAGTGTAGCATACGATATAAAAAAGGTTTTGGGATTGTAGGGGGACATTATGACTTATAAAACGATACCATTAAACGCTATACCTAATCAGCAATTCACGGTAACGCTTGACGGTCAAATCTGCCAAATTCGCTTATACTGGCGTTATGACAACCTATATTGTGATTTAAGCGTACAGGATGAAGTGATATGTACAGGTGCGCTGTGTGTAACTAATGAGTTTATCTTACAGCAGCCTAAATTGAATTTTAGCGGAAACCTGTTATTTGTGGACAAGGAAGGACACGGGGCGCAGCCTGACTATAAAGAGCTGGGAACACGTTTTGTCTTGTGCTTCGTGCCGGAAAGCGAGATGTAGCATGAGTTTTTCTATAAAAGCCCTTAGAGCGACTATAACGCTTCGTAACGGGACTTTTCCGAATACGAATAGCAATACTATCATTATCGAAAACCACCGCATTAAAGCGACGATATCGAAGCCGGGCGGCGAGGACAAGAACACTTTAACCGCCAGTATATACGGATTACCTTTAAGCGTCATGGAAACAGCAAGCACGTTAGCATTTTATCCACAGCAGTCAGAGAAGAACTTTATTCGTCTTGAAGCTGGCGACGATACGGGTATAGTCGGGACAGTCTTTGAAGGTGAGTTTACACTGGCAGCCGCCAACTTTAGCGGTGCGCCGGAGATATCTTTTGATATCAAAGCAGCGGCGGGTATTTATCCTGCGCTACTGGCAACGCCGCCAATCGCTGTACAAGGCACTACCGACGCCGCGAAACTGTTCGAGCAATTCGCGACAGAAGCGGGATACACCTTTATCAACGAGGGCGTTTCGGCGAGTGTCAGAAACACAACCTTTACAGGCAGCCCAATAGAAAAAATGCACAAGCTAGCAAAGCAACTAGGCATTGACTTGTATATTGACGATAGTAAAGTAGTGATAACTCCGAAAAACGGAGCGCGCAGCGGTAATGCTGTGTTGATAAAGGTAGGAACTGGTTTAATTGGCTACCCGTCTTTCACGCAGGACGGCATAGAGTTTAAATGCGAATTTGACCCTACTATCACACTAGGCGGGTTAGTAAAGCTGGAAAGCGTTGTTCCGCGAGCTACAGGCGTATGGAAAGTTACAAGCTTGACGCATAACCTAGAATGCTTTAATTCGCAAGCTGCGGGAGCGTGGGACAGCGTAGTCAAAGCCGTTTACGTACAGGAGAACTGATATGGATACTTTGAAAAAATCTCAAATAGTTTCGCCAACGGTTGAAAGCACTCGTTCACCTTTTACGGGAAATAGTCAGGGTAACGAAATGGCGTATTTTATCGAAAACTTTTTGAATGGCAGGGTAAATACGGCGTTGCCGTGCAAAGTCCAAGCTGTTTACAGCGACGGAATAAGCCCCACAGGGCGCGTTGATGTACTGCCCTTAATAGTTGCCCTAGATGCCAAAAACAACGCCATAAATCCAGCCCCGCTTTATAATTTACCCTATTGCAGAATACAGGGCGGCGCAGCGGCATTAGTTTGCGACCCTGTACCGGGTGATATTGGACTTGCGGTATTCTGTCAGCGGGACGTATCCAACGTTGTTAACGGGACGGCTGAACCAGTCCAGCCCGGAAGCTTCCGAAACTTTGATATTTCAGACGGCTTTTTTATTGGTGGATTTTTAAACCAGCAGCCGACCTGCTACATTCAGATTCTACCTGACGGCAATGTTATCGTCACAGCCCCGCAGCACGTCACAGTTAACACCAGTCAGACGACCATTAACAGTAACACTACCATAAATGGCAATCTGACCGTTACAGGTAACACAACCGTGCAGCAGCGGCTTGATGTTATCGACAATGCGACAATCAAAGGTATTAGCTTTGCCGACCACGTTCACGGCAATGTTGAAAGCGGCAATAGTAATACTGGCACTCCTAAATAAAGCACAACATCAAAAACGGGTAAATTTGATATCTCAAAAAAACGAGATAGCAAAAAAACGCCATTTTGACATTTGAACTACATAAATAATTTGGCGATAAAATACCGTATTTTACCGCAATTATATCAGTAAATTTAGTATACAGATTAAGAGAGGTTTTACAATGGAAAATGGAAAAATCAAGTGCAATTTATGCAACAAGGAATATTCAGCGGACGCCTGCAAAAGCTTTACTTACGGGCGGCTTGACGTAAATATTTGCCCGACCTGTCTAGTTTGGTCAAGTCACGAATGGGCAGTTATGGCGAGAAAAACGCTGCGACAAAAGAAAAGTAGGCGTTGATATGGAAGCGATATTTATGGGTGCGATAACGTGGGCTATCATTGGTATTTGCTATATGATTTATTCTGAATTTTAAGGAAGTGATAAAATGTTTAATAGAAGATTACTTCAAGCCACATCAGGGGGGGATATTCCTATTCCCGTTGATGTTCCTACCGCTTGTTTTGTTCCGTCACGAAATCAATATAACGCTCAAAATCAAGTGGAATATATGCCGACATTTACCATTCCCGAAAATGTGACGCGATTAGGGTTATACTGGTATCCGCGTAGTACAATGAATGCCACATATAGCCGACTATTTCGGCAAGTTGTTGCCGTGGCAGCAGGACAGCAATATAGAGTTGATTACTTTAATTGGGCTGACCTTGCTAGTAACGCACGCGGGACATTACGGCTAACCAATGTAAATAACGGAAAGTATTTAGATACAGCGAACGGATTAGTTTATTTTAATAATGATATTCTTCGAGCTGCCGTTAGTTCTGGTTTATTTATGTTTCCCTCCAACGTATTGTATTGCGGATATAATAGAGAGATTGAAAAGTTGCCTATAACAGCAAGTATAGCGTGATAGGAGGATAACTATGTTCAACAGGCGTTTATTAATAGATTCGGGGGGGAGCAGCAAACTTATTCTGTGCTTGAAATCCATGTAGACACGCCCGACGGCGGTCACGTTCGGTCAGCAAGAGTGGAGCTGACTTACAACGGTGAAAGCAATTTAGCTAATACTGATAATAAAGGAATAGCCGTTTTCTATGGAGTGCCGACAGGAACAGAAATATCTTATACGATAACGGCGGCAGGATATAATGCGGCTACAGGGAAATGGATTATTCCCACCGACGTCGAATATGAAACAGAGTATGTTGTTTTATCCCCCCTCGTTAACTATGATTTTAAATTAACTATAGGGCAAAACTACGACGTCGAAATGGGTTTTTATCAATCGGGATTTTTTAAAAATGATTTTGGCGGGATAAGCCCGGCTCAATTTATGCAGCACACAATAGAAAAAGTTGGAATAGACGCGATAATGGATACAATGACAGGTATGTATACGGCAAACACGTTAACAGTAGCGTTAACAGGAGATACCCGGAGTTCTATAAGTCAAATAACAATCTATGTGGCTGATTCTATGTATACGCTTAATACCGTTATTTATAATGGTGGTGTTACCTATTATTCCCTCGAAATGCTTAATGATACTACGGTAATAGATTACTTTGACAGAAGGAACGGGCAAACAGTAGATATTCAATTAATAGACGAATAAAAAAGGTGGTACGAATATGTTTAATAGACGTTTACTAGTATATCAGGGGGGGACATCTGAACCACCGCTGCCAACAAAGGAAACTGTATTGTGGAAGGGTAGCACTGTAAATGCTTTTACTATCACTATCCCGCCAGGTGTGAAAGTTTTAAAAATCACAACAGAAGATACCTATGTAAATGAGTTTGTTGACCCTATTCTGCCTAGATATATTGGTGTAACAGGCGGCAAAACTTATAATATGCGTTGGGCTACTGTAGAAGAAGGAAGTATACCCGAACCTGAATATTGGGAGGTACAATTATACAGGTATAATAGTTATTCTAGTTTTAAGCAATGGGTAAGTTCATATGCAGGTGATGCAGTAGAGGGTGCAATTACTACGAATATTCAGATTATAATGTCCTACTCTGCAAGCATAAACGGCGTAACTCCAAACGTTTTAGATTATTAAGAAAAAAACAAAGTGAAGTGAATTGACATGAATAAAGCAGAAAAGGCGAAAGCCTACCGTGAGGAATTGAAAGCGGAAGGATACTGCCCAAGATGTTATAAGCGTAAAGCTGTAGCAGGCAAGCTGCATTGTAAAGAGTGCGAAAAGTATTATTATGCCTACTATCACGCACACAAGGCGCAGCGGCTTGAATATGCAAAGCAGCGGCGGGAAAAACTCAAAGCTGCCGGGCTATGCACTCAATGCGGGAAAAGGCAGCAGGAAAAAGGGCTTCTGTGCATAGAATGTTATAAAAAACTACCCCATTAATACCAGTAAGCAGGGCGTTTGCCCTGCTTTTTTTATTTTGCGATTTTTCAAAAAAAGACTTGACAACAGGATGAAGGGGGGCTACAATATAAGCAAGAGGTAAGGAAAAACAAAAATAAAGGGAGCGATACCATGACTAAACCATTAATGAAGTATGTACCCCAAAAATATTACAGCAGCATTCGAGATTTTTATAAAGATAGTGAAGGTTACTGGTTATGTCTGAAAGCTGACGGCGATTATATTTTTGAAAACTATTTTAGTGAACATACAATTCACGAAAACACAATTAACGAAGTAATGACGGCGTTCAGAAAAAGTATCGTAAGGAAGTGCAGAAGATGAAAACATTAAAAAACATAAAAGTTGGCGATAAAATATTTGTACTTTTTGATAATACTATTCTAGCTGAACCGTCAGAAATTAAAATATTGACCGTCGAGAAAAAGGGGAGAAAGTTTATTTATTCAGGGCATTATAAATTTAATATAGAGTATGGCAATAATGTTAGTAATATTACCGTTAGAAATTTAACCGCATTCGCAACGTTTGAAGAAGCAGAAGAAAAGTCGAAAACAAATAGATACGGAATCAAAAAGGAGTGATAAAGTGAAGTTTGAAAAACCAACACTGAAAGAATGGAACGCTGCCGAGAAATTAGCTGACCCGGTAGCGTTTAAAACATGGGTCAGAAGGCTGGTACGCAGGGACAAGAGATATTTAAAAGAAGTTGCAGCAGAAATGAATATCAATGAAACAGGATTGCACGACCGTTTTAAAAGAGGTTTTGTCAACATTAACGATTTAATAAAGCTGCTGGATAGCCTAGATATGGATTTAATCA